TTATTTTATGATGATATATTTTACACGTTCTTTTTCTCGTGCTATTTGGGCTAAATCATCATAATGTTTATTTGTTTGGTTGATTACTATAACTAAGCGAATAACAAAAAATACAGTAAACACCCCAAAAAAAGCGAGAATATAAGTAAAATCAACGTCAAATAAAAGGAATAATGTTCCTAATGCAATAAGCAGTATAAAAAAGCATTTTGCTGTAAATTGAATGAAATCACACAATATGTTTACCGCCTTCTATAGGTTGAAAGTAACTGTCTTTCCTGTGGGTAATTCAACCGATAAATTTAACACGCCACCCATTGCTTCAATGTAACGTTTAACTGATGATAATTTAATGTCATTTCCACGTTTTTCAAGGGCAACAACTGAAGGCTGAGAAATACTTAATGCTTCTGCCATTTGCTTTTGTGAAAGCTCTAATTCTTCACGAATACGGTAAAGTTGTAACTCCATTCGCATATCGTCTGCCATAGCTTTCACTTTCTCTTGCTTTTCAGCTGGAAGATTATTCATCAGATCTTTAAATTTCACGCTCATTTTCTTGCTCCTTAGTTAATTCAGAAAGGTAATCATCATAGGTTTGTTCCGCTAGGGCAATCATCTCTTTGTAAAAGAGTTTTTCTTTCTTGCCTTTTTTATCTCCGCCACATAAAACAATCGCTTGTCTGACAGGGTCAAAAATATAAAATAAACGGAATACCGATAATTTAGACTGTACTCGCAATTCTTTTAAATTGGTATATTTAGAGCCTTGCAGCGTATCCGCATAAGGTCTGCTTAATTGTGGACCTTCTGTTGATAATAATTCCAACGCCGCATAGATTTTTAATACGTCATCTTCTGCCAGCGTTTTTAACCAGTTAAAAAGTGGGTCTTGTAAAATTACTTCCCATTCTTGTTTCATGCAGCTATTACCTTTCTTATTATTTATATAGATTTTAATCTATATAAAATACAGGAGCAATAGATAATTTAACGATTTGCTAAATAATCAGCCACTCCATCATCATCCATTTTTTCTTGGTAAAACGGCATAAAATCAGATAATTCTGGAACCTTAGATTTAGAGGCTCGATTTATCATAGCAAGCAAATGTGAAACTTGTGCAGTACGATAATCCTCTCGCCATAATCCAAAAGGCTGTTCCTGATAAAACATTTCGTATTCTTGAAGATGATGCTCTGGCATTTGTTCGATTTCCTCAAGAGTTTTGCCGAGCGAAAGAGAAAGGTTTAGTTGGAACTTTCGTCGGCTGGTAAGTTTTTTGGCTCAAGCTCCGCAATGGCTTGGCTTAATTGTTCAAATACCGCCTTATCAAGTGCCGAAAGTGCGGCCAAATCCTCAGGATTTTTAGCATCAAATAAATTATTGCCTTGTTCATCACAAAGTCGAGTAGCTAATGTTCGAGTTAATCGATTAGGATCGTAGATTTTTGATAGTTGCTCAGTGAGAGTTATTTCATCGTTGAAAGCTAATGTAATGCCCTGCTCTTCAGCGATGCGAATTAACTCTTGTTGCTGTCCATAAAGGGCTTGATTCATTTCACCAACAGTAAACTCACGGATATAATAATTCTCACCATTAATAATGATTGGGGTAATTTTAGGCTTATTGGCTAAAAGTTTTTCACGTAGATTCATTATTTATCACCTTTGTTTTTAATTGAATTAATAATATTTGGGAGTCGCCAAGCGATGATGAAACATACGCCTAACACTAAATAAGCTAAGATCGTTTCCCATAACCCATATTGCATAGCTTGCTCCTTGAATAAAGGAAGAAAGTTAGTTATAATTTCCAATGAAGTTTATTCCTTTTAAGTATGGTTTAATTGGAATGAAAAACCCCGAGAGTTCGCTGCTTTCGGGGTTTTGGTTTTTATAAGGTGCGGTCAAAATTCACCGCACTTTGCGGCTATGCTGGTAAGTGATAATCGCGTTTTGCTTTTTTAATCGTTACACCAGATTCAAATTTACCTTTGACTTCACCGCTAAAATTAGGTGAGGTTTGGATAAATCCTGTGCCGTAAAGAGAACCTTGACCATTTTTCAATATCATCATCCAAGGGAAGGTTTCTTTCGCATAAAACTTCTTGCGCAAGTCAGCTTGCATTGCGGTAGCTGGCGCGTAGAAGAATGTTAATTTAATTGAGCCATACTCAATCTCACCTGCTTCTGTTTCAGTACCTTCAGAACACATGGTTGTAATATCTTCTTCACCTAATGTGTCGCCATCACCCTCAATCTGTTTAATCGCACAGAAATTAGATGACCATTTCACGATAGCCACTTTAGCTGTTGCGTAACTGGCTGGCGCATCTTGGCTTGTCCAATCTACTTCATCTGCAAGTGTAATTAAGTCGTTGGTAACGACTTTTACAGGATAATATCCATCAAGCGCACCTAAACCAGTTAGCTTAATAAAATCCCCTACTTTGGCACCATGCCCTGCTGATGTAATGGTTGCATTAGGCTTAACCGTTACGGCTGTGACTGCTTTGCCTTCGGTTAGACCAGTGCCTAAATAAAATTTAGTGCCTTGAAAAGGTGTTGTTTGTGTAGGCATATCTAGTCCTCATACTTAATTTGATATTTAAGGTTAGAAACGAACCAAGTGCGATTCGTCGTATCTTGCTCGTATTCGTAGCTAATAAGAGTCATTTCGGAAATGTTTTCCGATAATTCATCATGAGATATAGCTACGCTTAATCGCTCTTTGATTTTGTCTGCAATATCATCTAATGCGTCGTCGCCTAAAGCAGTTTTCAGATAAATTGCGATGTTTAAGGCTGCGGTATATTCGTGATGACAGAGATCTACCTCTTCGCACGAAATCTCATCAAGAAAAACTGCAATAGCTGTTTTTTCTTGGTCAATATCAATAAATAAAGGGCGCCCAGAATAAATATTCTCAACACCCTTTATACTGCTTTTGAGCATATCCGACACTTGATGTCGAATCTTCTTATGAATTAGCATTTAATCCTCTATTTTTTAAAAATGTCACTCAACTCTCTTGTCAGTTCGACTTTGATCTGACTTGAATAATCTTTTAACTCATTATGGAAAGCCGTTGTTAATGGTCTAGATAACGGAATCTTAACAACATCAATTGAATACCGCTCTTTACCTTGTCGCTGCATAACGTGTTTACGACCATTTGCTAGAGTTTGAATAAAACCGCGTTGTATTTGATATTTGCCTATTCTAATTTGCCCTTTACTCGCTCGCATGGTTCGTCTAGGGTTTTCCAATAATCGAATTAACGGTAAATTTCTTCTATCAACTCGTATTTTTGCAACTGGTCGATTCGCTGTTGCTTTTTGGGATAATCGAGCTCGCTTGCGGATTAATTTAGCTGGCACATGAATCTCTTTGGATACATTTTTTGTTCCATTTTTGATTGCACTTCTCGCTACCTTATTAATCGCTTTTGCTGCCGCTTTAGGCGCGACTTGATTAGCCAGTTTTTGGATATTAGCTTGTAATGCCGCCATCCCTTCAATTTTCACCGCCATATTTACTCCAATTGCAGTACGATCTTCTTATCTTCAAAGCTAAACCCTCGCACAACATATTCCTCTGTTGAAGAAATAATGATATCTCCAAGTTTTGGCTTATATCCTGATGCTTTAAAAAGAGTGAGAGTACGCGTCGTGCCATTAATTAAGTAATCATCGGTGTAATTGCCACTCATTAGTTTTGGGCTTTCATCAAGCACAGCTTTGTATTTTTTGCCGTTGATAACATAGACGGACATCATCACATCTGATATGACTTTGTCCGCCTGTGCGAGTGCGTCATCAAACGGACTAAGCGTTGATCTTGACATCTACAGTGCCCATCGATACGCCACTAGCATACCAAGCAATACCTAAACGCTTGTTACTACCTGCGGTAATAGTTGCACCATCGGTTGCGGACCAGTAAACAATTGCACCTTGTTTAATGTCATCTTCCGCTTTTGCTTTCACAGTGAAAACGCCTGTAGTTAAGCCAACGCCTGTTTCATTTTGTGCAACATCAGATACTGAGATTGCAGCAAGGTTTTCTAACATTACTACATCACCGCTTTTTACGTCTGCAGTAGCGGTAAAACGCACGGTGTTTCCGTCTTGTAGGTAATTTTTAGACATATTTAATGATCCTTTAATTTTGATAATAAAAAACCGCACTTTTAATCGAAGTGCGGTCGTTATTTATGGGATGTTAAGTTACTTATTGGTAACTTTTACAATTCCTCGGTAATCAATCACGTTAACACCTGCATCAATGCGCACCTTAGTAGATACACCATCAACAGTGAAACCTTGTTGTTGCTCCATATATGGCGTATCAATGCCGTCAAGGTAAGAAACTTCAATTGCCTCTTTGTTGATTAAGTACCAAGATTTTGGATCGGCAACTTGTAAACGAGCGGATTTAACTGTCGGCACAATGTCACGGATTGGATTGATAATACCAGAGTTAATATCAGCTCCCTCAACACTTGCTGAACCTAGAACTTGTTTAGCGCGAGTATAAAGTGAGGTTGGTAACAACATAAAATCAGGCTCAATTGCTAATGGTTCACCACGAGTATTGACAAATCCATTCATCATTTGAATTGCTTTATCAATATTGGCCACATCTAATGCAGCATTATCAAATGAGTTTTTGTGCGAGCCATCAAATAATTTTTTGCCATCTTGTGCAATCGCGTTACCGGTTAATAACGCAAACACTAATTTAGCGATTGTTGCACGTGCAGCTTGTCCCATTTTTTCAGGGATTTTTGTCAACAAGTGCATATCGTCATTGATGATTGCTTGACGAGTAATGCTAAATAATTGTCCGTAAGTCGCTAATGCAACGCTAGCGCCCTCATCGCCGATTGTGCCGTAGGTGTACTCTTCCCCCTCACCGACTTGCGGTAAGTAACCAAAATCACCTAAACCAACACGTTTCGCCGCGCGGAAGTCGGTTAATGTGCCGCGAGAGGTAAATTGATCAAAGTTTTCTGCTGCGGTTTCCCAACCTTTGAGCAAGGATTTGTGCGCCACATCAATTAAGATTTGACCAAAGTCAGAGCTTGAGTGGGTAAACGCCAATCCAACCATGCTCATTGCATTTTGGCCTGCAACACTAATACCACGATCGACCAATGACGCACGAGCAAGTTCGCGCAAGGTCATTGCGTTGTAGGCATTGTCTTTGGCGTCTGCTTTGTCTTTATCGATGCCTGCACGAGCTAACAAAGATTGTTTCACGCTGTCGCCAACGATATTACCATTTCCAGCATATGCGGTAGGCGCTGCACTTGGCGTTGTGCCTGCACCAAGTTTTGCTAATAATTTGTCTTTGGCTTGATCAGGAGTAATTGATAAATCACCCAAACACTCCACCAACAAATCATTGTGCGTAGTACCAAACGGTGCAAATACCGCTTTAATGTCAGCGTTGCGTTTATTTAATTCGGCTTGCACTTGTGCGGTGTTATCTACCGGAGCTGTTGGTGCTTGATTTACTGGTACGGTTGGCGCCGGTTGTGCTGGAGTTGGTGTTGCTTGTGGTGCAGATGCGCCAGCGTTGCCTTGTGGCTTAAACAACATGTCTTTCATTGCTTTTGGCATATTTTCAAAGTCCTCTAATTTTCGTGATTTAATAGACGCCATCGCCACAAGTGGTTCGGCTAGTTTGTCTGCAAATCCTTGTTCAACACATTCTTTTCCGTTGAGCCAAGTTTCTGCTGATAGCATTTCTGCTAATTCTTCAGGTGTTTTTCCTGTTTTGTTTGCGTAAGCTGGGATTAGCGTATTTTCGACCTTGTCTAATAAGTCGGCATATTTGCGCATATCCTCCGCATCGCCGCCTTGGATGCCCCAAGGCTTATGGATCATCATCATTGCATTTTCAGGCATGATTACCTCATTGCCCGCCATTGCAATAACGCTCGCCATACTTGCCGCCAAACCGTCAATGTAAACCGTCACATTGGCTGGATGATTTTTTAGCAAGTTGTAGATAGCGATCCCATCAAATACATCGCCACCGGGTGAGTGGATGTGTAGGTTAATCTGCTTAATGTTGTTTCCGCAGTCTTTTAAATCCTGCGCAAAGCTCGCAGCAGATACGCCCCAAAATCCGATCTCATCATAAATTGATATTTCTGCCGTATCGTTGGCTTTGGCTTTGATTGAGTACCAAGACTGGTTATTCGTCTTTGTCACGTTCGCTGCCATCGCTATTGGCGCCAGAATCATCTTTTGTTTTTTCATTTGTCGTACCTGTGTTAGTTAAATCCGTGTCAAACTTGAGACCAAATTTTCGGTTTTCCTCAACCTCAACTCTTCGTCTTCGTTTAACTTCTGCTGGATTGCTACCGCTTGCTCGTACAGCTTGGCTTTCCGTTGCCAACCCACCTTTAATGCGCTCTTTCCACGCTTGCGCCTCTTTGGTTGGATCAATCCACGGCATCACTGGGCCACTATAAACAGCGTTATAAAGTGACGCTGGATCAATATCGACTGGCACCTCAATTTCACCGCTGACAATCGCCATTTTTAGCCATTCTCGGTAAATTGGGCGGGAAATGTGCGCAACAAAGGTATCTTGTAAAACAGAGTAGCCCTCAAAGCTTTCCACCAACTCTTGGCGCTGGCTTGAGTAAGTGCCGTTATAGTCACGGGCAATGCTTGAATAACTTGAGCGAGTGCCTGCCGCCGTTGCTCTTAATTGACCATTCCTAAAGGTTTCAAGGTTCACATTTGGGCGATTAGAATTGATTAGCCCAATATCTTCACCAGGTTTTAAATCATCAATAATCGCACCGGGAGCAATCTCAAAATCTCGCTCCGGACTGTCTACGCTGTAATCCTCATTATCCCCGTAGAGTGCAGCATCACCTTTTTTGATGTACATCGTAAAGGCAGCGGCAATTCGTGCGGCCACACGCTCGCTCTCCTCGTAGTCTTTGAGGTCGGCAAGTCGGACGATTACGCCATGCAACATTGATACGCCACGCAACTGGTGTAGCCGCTTTTTAAACGCAAGGTGCAACATATTTTCCGCCGGCACTGTTTTAACTCGCCCGTAAGTGCGGTTATTTTCCTGCGGGTTATCCATGTACACACGGTAAGAGACAGGGCGCCGCCATGCGTTAAGCTCGATCCCTTGAATAAGATTTGCGGAATCTAACGTATTCATCGGCACAAAATCAGGCTCTAGTGCCTCAAGGCTAAATGCAATGCCGGTGCTGTGATTTAGTCCGGCTACACTGCCACGCACAAGCTGGATAAACACCTCGCCATCACGGAGCCACGTGCGTAACAACATCCGCTCAAGTTCAGGGCGAGTAAATTGTCCGGTAACTTCCGGACGCACAGACCATTCCGCCCATTTTTTGCGGATTTGCTCTGCTAACTCCTCATCAACATCACCTGTTAAATTAAGCGGCTGTGGCTCAATGTGGATGCCGCGTGAGCCAATGACCCGCTCCTCCATCTTGTCTAAAATCCCGATCACAATGTCGTGATTTTGATCTAATGCCCGAGCCTGTTCTCGCAAACTAACCGCACTTTGTTTGGTCGATACATTCGCGCCTTGGCTTTCGCGTTTTGCCTTATGTGTACGGCTTGGCATTGCTGCCTCGTATGCATTCATCACATATCGGCTTTTTGCTCGCTGTGCGCCCCATTTAGGCGAGATTGCGGCAATTGTTTTATCTAATATTCCCATCGTTTAAAATCTCGCATATTTGATTCTGTGGCGTTTAACGCGCTGTCTTGTTTCCGCTAATAACTCATTAAGCATTTGTTGATAGCGGTCACGTTGTTTTGTCCATTCGGACACTTGGTAAGATACCGATCGCCCATTAAAGCTAACTTGGCTTTGGGCGTTTTCGATTTTTTCATCAAGCGTTCGGATTTTTTCTTCAAGCTCTTCTTTATCGTAAATCACAGCCACCCACCTTTTTTCTTGCTTACGCCACCGTTTAGCCAATTACTTTTTGTTTTGGGTTTCGGTTGCGGTTTTACTTGTTCAATTTCTACCGCACTTTCTGTTTTTTCTTCCGGTGCAGTTATCTCTTTTCGGATTACATCAGGATTTAATCCAGGTAGTTTTGCCCAGTATGGGACATTGTCCTCATCGCCCCACTTAATACGTTCATAACCACGCAAAATAGCGATCGCATGGGTATAGCAAAATAAGTCAAACGCCTCATTGTTGCCCTTACCTGGTTTACGCCATTTACCGTCTTGTCCACGCTCCTCGTATGTCAGCTCATCAAAAAACCATTCGCCAAGCCACGACGGAAAATGGATATAGTTAGCCCCGATAGTCTCACGGCTTAATGCGTTACTAATGCGATCTTTGAGTTGGTCTGTTTGAAGTAGGTATAGTGGCACATCACCTCGTGCTTTAGCGTGTCGGTCTGAGCGAGAGGTGTTATCTGGATAAGTGCGCGTAATAAGTTTTTGTCGCTTGGTACTATCACCTTTAACGAGATACACTCGTTTTGATATGCCATCACGCTTGCATCTACGCCAAAACTTATAGGCGTTATCTGTTACACCGTCCTCACCGCCACTATCCACCGCCATTGCAAGGATTGGCATGAATCCGCCATCTAATCCATCAATACGATATTGCTTATTAAGCACATCACTGATGAGTAAATCCCAATCCTCAGGGTAGGCGGACGGATCAATTGGTAGGCTTTCCCCTTCTGAATTGCTCCGCATTGATGATTTAATGTTGTATCTATCAATGAGCCACCGTTCGCTATTTTCACCATAGCCCACAATTTGGACGACAAAACGGCGATTCCGCCCACCCTGTACGTCAACCGCAGCCAATAAAAAACGGCACCCATAAGGTACCGTTCTTTTTTCGGTTTCTTCGCGCCGCTCCATCAGCTCATCACTTCGGCGTTGCTCAAGTGCGGAGCGTGGTAAATAAGGCAATCCCCAGTCTGTATTTGTTACTGCCTTTAGCGTTTCTTCACTGCCAGTCATTTCAAATTCATGTTCAGCAGTGAGTAATTTATAAGTTAATTGCGCCCATGTTTGGTAAGCGGCTGCAGGACCTTCTAGCCAAAATGATGCAATACGTGAGTTTCTTCCCTCACCATGGATTACACCATCTTTATCTATTGTTTGCCCCTCTTTTAACCACTTGCCACCGATGTTTAATGCGCGTTTCTTGTCAGGATCTACGAGAGATTGACAATGTGGGCATTGTAAACGAGCGTTCTCGCTTGCCTTAACATAGTCAGTATCATTACGATAACCAACCATATTTGCCATTGATGGCTCAAACCATTCTTTGCAATGTGGGCATTGCCAATAGAATCTACGTCTATCGCCACGGTTATATAGTGACAAAATACCTGTTGTTGGCGGTGCCTCATGAGTCGTTTTGGGATGATGTTTTATATCAACAATATCTTTGCCTGGAGAACTCTCTACAAGTGTCATTCCAGCACTCATAAATGTAGTTGTCCGTTTTGACGCTAAACTAAATCCATCCCCCTCACCGTCCACATCATCGGGCCATCGGTCGTAATCTGTTAACGCAACGTATTTATAATCGGATGATGACAATACGTTAATTGACGGCCAGCCAATCTTTAATAAATTACCTGCCCTAAAATATTTATCGTGGACATTGTTATCGTTTTTACGCGGGCTTAATCTTTTTGCAATCTCAGGTGAGCATCTAAAAGTGCGGTCTAAACGTTTACGACTATGCTCACTGGCTTTCTCTTGTGTAAGTTGCACCAAGAGAAAATCAGACGGATCGCAAATAATCGCATAAGTGATCCAGCCATCAATCAATCCGATTGTTTTACCAGTACGAGCTGGCCCAACAAAAATTACTGCGTCATACTCACGAGAGTTTAGGCAGTCCATTGGATCTAGCATATATGCAGCAGTATCTTTATCCCATTTAACTGAGTTACCACCTCCAACAGGCACGCGCATATATTCTGCTACGGCTTCCGATACTTTCATTCGGCGAGGAGGTTTAAGTAGATTTGCAATATCTCGCCTAATATCTTTAGCTGATGCAAACATGGCTACTCCTCTGATTTATTATCGCCATCCTGTATATGTAATGACATTTGCGATTTAACGTCATCAATCACCTGTATTACACGAGTTAATTGTGTGGGAGTTAATGCGCAATCACGCTCTAGAATATCTGGCAATGTATCAAGTGACTGCACAACAGCTTTAGCCAAAAAGCCCATCTCTTGAGCCACTTCAAATGATGGCACCAGTTCGCCAGTATCTCGCTCGTATTTAAGTCTTTCGTTTTCCGCTTGCCAAAATGCTCGTCTTTCAACAGGTGATAAGCTATCAACATCTGCCGTCATTTTTTCAGCAAGTCCGATTTTGATTAAATCAGATAGTGCGTAGAGCTTTAATTTGGAATTACTGCCAATGGCTGGCGTTAGTCCTGCAAGCCTTTGTGATACGGTTTGTCGATGCATTCCGACCAGTTCGGCGATCTGATTTATATTGAGTTTTAAGTCGTATAAATTATCCATAGCCGAGACCGTTAAAATGCCCAAAAAGAAAAAAGATGATGATGCCTAAGATGTCAAAAAACTGTCGAAAACCGCGCGCCCGAAACCCCGTGGAAAGGGGTATCCCCTCAGGAGTACCTTTTTAATTCGAATTATCTGTGCAATTCCCATTGATATATTCGTATTTACATCACATAACTTAGATATAATCCCAAAAGACTTGATGTTTCCCTTAGGGGCATAGCTGAGATATGTAGCGCATATAAAACAAAAGCGACTGTTATCAGCCGCCTTTATTGAAGATTTAAATATTAAAAACCGTCTTACCTTGCTCATTGGTAACGTAGATGTGGTCTCCATCCCCAATTAATCTGTATGCAATCTCTTTCTCAATGCCTTGATCGCCGTACTCATCGTCCGGTATAAAATCAATTATTACACCAAAGATTGATGTTGGATTGTTTCTTGCCGAGCAGTAGATTGATTCCTCACGGATAACCTCTTTACACTCTTGGTCTCCATAGATTGGTTGAGTGTAGTAGATGCCGTTAAGTGTGATAGGTCTCTCTTTTAATTTGTCTGCCAATCTAGTCATCTCCTCGAACTCACGAGAGGTCTCATCGTAAAATACAAAGCTATTACTCTCGGTGATTGACGTTACACCATCTTGGATGATTTTTATTGTTAGCATAATTGCTCCTGTTGTTTTTGTTGATAAAAAAAAGACCGCACTTTAATTGGCGGTCTTGGTTTGGTTAATCCACTTATTGAGATTATCTACTTGGCTTGCGCACTTATCTCGCTCTGCGGTTACCTTGACTAACTGTATGACTACATCACCGTATGTCTCACCAGTAAACGCTGTTTTAACACAAGGTGCAGTGTAGGCTTGAGGTGGGTAAATATATTCTGCTTTGGTCGTGACTTTATTTGTACAAGCGGTCAAGAGCAGACTGAGGCAAACGAGTGTGAGCACAAGGTTGTGTCTTAATGATTGTTTTAACTGATTCAGCATTTTCTGTTGCTACCCTTTCTATTTCATCATTACGTTGCTGTTGCTCAATGACTGCATCACGCTCTTGTTGCAGTGCAATGTTCAATGCTTTATTAGCATCTTCTTGTTGCTGAATGGTTTGGGCTTGTTGTTTTGTGGTTATGTTCAACTCATCTATAACACTTGATTGGTAACGCAATGCGCCAAACAAAACCACTACAACAACCCCTAACGCTATGTAAATGTACTTAGTCATTATCAGTTACCATTAATGCTCGATATAGCTTGCAACGCTCATCAATGCCATTTAGTCCACCATTAATTCTTCGAGTCACTTTCTCTACTGAATTAAGATCAGCTAATTCACAGAGTTTCCAATACCAAACAGCAGCTTTAACTGATAAGTCTAAATTACTTGCTATATCTTCTGGCTCAATATCTCTACCTAACCATTTTCTAAACGCGGCATAATTATCCTTACCTGTGATCTGAATCAGTCCACGACCACGATACTTCCAACCATCTCCACTTTTCTCATCTCCATTACCCAAACGATTAGCATAAACACGATTAGCTATTAGCTCAGGTTTGCGCTCATATCTCTTGGCTGTAAGTGGATCGGGAAAATATTTGCGAAAAGTTTGAGAAAGCCCAGACCAAGAATAATTTAAGTTTTCTTTAAATCTTGTGAACCCTTCACTTTCATGCCCGCATTGGGCTAAGAACATAGCTTGTTGCATCTTATTTACACAACCTGCTTTTTCTATTTGTTCTGAAATGGCTTGATAAACACCCTTAACTGCATGAGGGAAAATTTTATTGAACGTCACTTCGGAAATCATCATTGTCATCTTTTTCAATTCTCCGATTAATGAATTTAAATAAGAATTCGCGAATTTTCTCAGTGCCAACAAAACCAATCATCGTGCCAAGAAATGAAGAATATTCACTATGCCCAAAAATATGAGTGCAGATCGGCACTGCTACGCCAGCAATAGATGCACACATAGCTGCATCAATGAACACATATCGGAAACTTGGTTTTTTACGCATAAATCCAAGTCTTAAAATAGAAATAAATAATGCCCAAAGGGCGCTTTGAATAGAGCTAGAACTCAAATTAATTTGTAACCAAGACCATATTAACGCCCATACATCAGGCTCTTTAATTGGCATATTTCCCCCTAATTATTTTAGGCAATAAAAAAGCCCACCTGTTACAGTGGGCGTTAAGTTCTGTTAAGATCTAGGTTACCACACTAAACTTAACAGAGGTTTAATTAAAATGAATGAAGCAAGAATATCTCGTCAGCAAATTCTAAATAACATTCCTGAACAATATCGACATTATTTCAACATCGTTATTTTAGACATCGCCCAAGACATATATCCGCTTTTCAAAAACTTTACTGACGCCGTTAATATCTTATGCAAGCACGCACAAATTAACAAAAAGGTTGATATATTCTTCACATCATCAAAGAGTAACGGTATCGTTTCCTCAGATTGCTTAACTCTCCAATATCAAATTCACCCAGAAGCAGTCCACGTTTACTATAACAGCTGCATATTTTACGATCTCGCCAAAGCCAATTTATACCCTCGTGAAATACAAATTGCGGCTTTCCTAGAAGAATTAGCACATACTTATATGAATATCAGCGATGAGATCTTAGTTAAAAAGGTGGTGGCGTGGATGTATGAGGGCATTCATTACAATGAAAATACTGAACAGTATGAACCTATTTATTCCAAGGATAAGTAATCGCGTCTAATGGGATTTTCAAACCATTTACTGACAGTCTCTCAGCTTGAGTAACACCAGAGCAAATAGAATTGTTAGCTAAAAATGCATATTTGTTTTTCAAACATTCATAAAGTGCCTTGAGCAAATACTCTGGCACTTCCTCACCATCAATCTTAATTGTATCGCCTAATGTAATGTTCATATTCCACCAACAAAAAAGCCCCGACCGTTTCCGATCAGGGCTGTAAAATTCTCTTGTGCGTTTGCTATGCGCTAAAACCGCAACTTACACATAATGATACATTTTTAGTGCGCACTGTCAAGCACTTATGCAACAAAAATACATTTTTGGCACTCAATCATCAAAAGCAGTGATGTTTTGGCAGTTTTGAGGCGCTGAAAATACTCACGTCTTGATAAGTTTAAGTGTCGGCAAATATCAATGTTATCCCACCGCTTAACGTAAGTGAGCATAAAGACATCGTAAAGCTCCGGCGACACACGTTTCATTGTCTGCATATGCCCGTCAATCTGCATGCCTAAATCATCTGTAATCGGCTGCACACGGTATTTTGGCAAATAGCGTACATCACATTTAAGCTCTGCAAATCCTGCTGATATTCGTGGATATTCTCCCTCATAACGAGGAGTAGCCCAATATCCCCACTGCACCGATACTTTGTTGATGTTAATGCTCATTTAAGACCTCTACGCTTTTCAATTAATCGGCATTTTTTATTAAAAATCTGTTTAATTCTTTTCAAATCTTCTTTTGAGTAGTTTCTTATTCGCTGATCTGCTTCAACTTCCTCAACCTTTACCAATCCAATTCGATCTATTAAACCAAGCCTGAATTGCTGATAGTTTCCACCCAAATACCGGTTGCACTTTTTACATTGCCCAAAAATGTTTAACGTATAAAATCGCAAATGTGCCGCACTACCACGACTACGATAATGCCCCGCATCAAAACCGCCACCAAGCAGGTCGTTTGTAAGAGGTCTTCCACAGGATATACAAGGCTTATTTTCGTCACGCAACCGAATATATCGATTCACCGCACTTTGCGCTTCTGACGTCAATTCCCCCTTGGTTTTAGCTTTTTCTTTAAGTACAGCCATTCTTTTACGAGATTCAATACGCTCTTGCTTATCTTTCTTTTCTCGCTCTTTGCGGGATTGTTCACGAGATAATTTAATTGCACATTCCGGCGAACAAACCTTTTGCGTACTACTGAACGTTTTTACAAAGTAGCTCCCGCATGCCTTGCATTTATGCTGTTTTGGTGCCTTAACCATTAAAACACCCCTAACTTATAAGCGATTTTGAATAAAACCAAAAAGATAGCAAACTCAATTACCTTGTCTTTATAGTTACCAAATAAAAATCCAATTATCGCAACAATCCAAATAAACCAAATCACCGTCTCACCCCATTAATCAAACTCTTATATTTACCGCCTGACTGTCTCCATTTGCGCCAGTCGTTGCGCTCTTTTGTTAATCCTTGCATTAACTTAGCCTGTATATCTTTTTGCGTTCTTTCGCTTTCAATTTCGGATAACAGCGCCGATAATGCTGCCGTTACTGCTGCCGTGAGTTTTGTTTTGCCGTGATCAACATGACCTATAGTGCCAACATTCACAACTGGCTTTGTGCGTTCAAATTTCTCTTTACTCATCAAACCACCATCCATCACCAATAAACCAATCCAAAACCACAACCACCACGGCAACAAAAATCATCGCAATGAGCAAGAGTAAAATTACCTCTAACATTATTTACCCTCGATAGTTTCAATTTTTAAGCATTGATAAACGTTTTTGCCAACGTAAAACTTTCCCAATCTCTCGCACTCTGTTGCAACCGTACTATGAGCAAAATACCAACCAGAAAGCCAACAAGCTCCACACAAGACAAGGGTGGCAGCAAGGGGCTCGTCGAAAAGAAAAAACAACATAGCCGAAAATGCAATCAAAAAGAAAATCATAATTCCTACCTCAATCATCGTCCGTAAAATCCCCATCTATCGTTAAATCTCACACCATTTTGCACGCCCCAACTGGTCACATACTCGATAAGGCTCGCCATTCTGCTAACACTCATTTGAGCCGAACTTTCACGGATATTCACAAATTCCCCTTCGAGACCTGGCACCACATCCGCTTTTTGATTTGTGGCGATTGCGTGACCCGAAATAAATAATACTTTCCACTGCTCCATTGTGAGCTTACGCCCCATAAATTCCGCCTGATTTGCAACGTCTTGGCACATAGCGTGGAACTTGGCGTTTTGCTCAAGGTTTCGTGTTATTGGTTGGATTTTTACGACTAACGGCTTTTTATCGTCCGTTGGCAAATCTTGGATAAATGACTGACAATTTGATCGCACTTGCTCGTTATGTAAGAAAAACGTTTGTTTGTCAGTCATCGCTATACTCCACACCTAAATCCTCTAACCCAAAATAACCGCAAGATTTTGTTCGATTTACTGCGCTGTATTTGCTTACCTGCGGAAACGGTATTGGCTCAATTAAGTGACCGTTACAGCGGAAACGATCGTCATCCCATTCGCTACTCGATATAAAATAATCTGGCGTATAAAAATCCTCTAATTCCGCACCGCACTTTGGGCATTTGTAGCTTGTCATTGCAATGCTCCTTTCCCATAACTTTTAGCCGCATAGGTTTTGGCTTGTTGCTGTGGTTTCTCGTTGATGAATTGATACGCTTGTGCCTGATCACAATCGAGGAAGTGGCCTCTATCAAATTTCATATAGGCCGTGCCTAATCCACCAAATCTATTCTTAGTCACAATGGCCTCAGAATAAGGATTATCACAATCTGCCTTGTATGCGCCCTCACGGTAAAGCATGATGATTTGGCTTGCATCTTGCTCGATTGAGCCTGAATCACGTAAATCTGAATTAGCGGGACGTTTTACTGCACGACTATCCACATCACGATTAAGCTGACAAAGTAAAATGATTGGAATGTTGAAGTTTTTGGTAAAGGCTTTTAGCTTGCTCATGGAATTTGCGATAGCTTGGGTTAGATTTACACCACGCTCTTGCTTGTGATTCATCAAGCCTAAATAATCAATCACAACCACAGATGGTGCGCCTTTCTCGCTAATATGGTTTTCGGTAATGGCGCAAATTTCATCGGCTGACAACCCACCGCGATCGACAAAGTAAACATCTTGCGACCGCACTTCTTGCAATGCACTTGTTAAGCGATGATAGTCGCCCTCATCAAGCTCAGTAGGATTGCGCAATTTTTTTACGCTCACGCCGCCAGTAGCACTCAATAAACGATCGACTAACTGGAAGTTACCCATCTCAAGGCTGAAAAATAAAACTGAGCCATGATTTTTGGCAATATTACGAGTCACTGTCAGACTAAATTCTGTTTTCCCTGTTCCTGGGCGACCAGCAACAATGACAATATCGGTAGAATTTATGCCGCCAAGAATGTTATCGACTGCCTCAATGCCTGTGTAAAGCAAGCGTTCTTTGAAATCGCTTTTTGAACGTTTTTCTAAAACATCCACGTAAGAATCGACCAGTTCACCCATCGCAATTGGCTTAATTTCCGTTTTGCTGACAAGCAGTTTTTGGATTTGGTTAAGTGCATTTTGAGTGATTTGGTTGACTTGCTCCTCTTTTGCGTTGGCTAACTCCCCTGCCATTTTTAACAATGCCTGTTGAGCAGTGCGATTTACCCAAGCAGAATGGACTTTCTTCGCATACCCTAAAATGTTTCCGCTGTAAGCATATCCGCTTGCTAATTCCGCTAAATTGGCAAAGTTTTCGCCGTAGTCTTGCGCAAGTAACAAAATATCAATCAAATCATCTTTGCGAGCCTGTTTGCGAATGTTTCCGTAAAGTGCGCCAAGTTGGAATGTGGCAAACATTTCTGGTTCTAACCAACTCATCACTTCACGAGCTTGTGAAGTTAATCCTGCAGCTAACATTGAGCTGATTAACCCATATTCGATTTCATACATTGAATTGCTCATAATGAATTTTCCCAAGTATTTAAAAAAGTTTTAGGTTTCATGATGTAATCAAACTTAGCCACCCATCCATCTCCATTTGGGCCGCCAAAGAAGAATTTATTGGCTCGACTATTGGCTTGACTAAGAAAGTCTTGGAAATACCCTGTAAACACTTCAACAGAACAACTTTCAACATCTGGTGTTTCTAACATTGCTTTAGCAACCTTGAGAATTGCCTTTTGTCTTTCTTGGCTTAATGTTTTTAACAAGTGAATTGGTGAACCATTAAAAACTTTATTCCAGGCATCCATCACTCCTTGATAATCAACTGATATTTTTTCACGCTTAGATGTTTTTTTATTTTCCTCTGTGCGCTCTGCGTTAGCAGAATTTTCATCGTCAGATACACGGTTAATTGATAGGTTAAAAGAGTGACTGGTTATGGGTGCAGATTTTTCACTACCCCCTAGTGCAAAATTTTCACTACCTAGTGAAATATTTTCACCCCCTGGTGCAGATTTTTCACCACCCTGCTCAAGGTGTAAAAGATATAAATTTGCATTTGAACCATCTTTATTTTTTCGTGCTTTCTTGGTGACAAATCCCATTTTGATTAAATCATCAATGTGACTAATTGCACTACGTTTTGACATTTCGCATTTATCGGCAATGTATTGATAACTAGGAAAACAAATTCCATCATCATTGGCATTGTCGGCAAGTTTTAAAAGCACAAGTTTTCTAGCAGGATTGCCAACCTCACAATTCATTGCTTGAACCATTAATCGCATGCTCATATTTCCAATTCCTCAATCGCTTGTTCTGTTATACTGTCGTATATTTCTTTACTTACGCCCTGCGCTATTAATTGTTGTTTTATGCCTTCATAAGCTATGAATTTTTCTCTATCGCTTAAACTAGCTACAAATTCGGGGTCAAATAGTCTTTCCATATCAAACCACCAATCTATATTCAGCTACACGTTTTCCACTGGCCACAACCACCATTTGCTTTTCAATTTTGTGCCCTAGCTGCTTTATGTCGTAAATCCTTGCTCCTAGACGGGTGCAATTAAATCGGGTGTAAGCATCAAGCTGAGTCAATCGCTCGCCATTCAACAAAGCCTTTAGAATCTTGCCGTTTTGCGTTTGACTTGTTTTTTCGTTTGGATTAATATTTTCCATATACATAATTCCTATACTGAAATTGCCACGGTGTCCGTCGTGGCTTTTTTATTAAAAAAAACTCACAACCACAAAAAGAATGGCAATCGCCGTAAAGTAACGAAACTCGCTATCCTCTCGCCAGATTTGTGCAATAATGCGCAATCTACTTTTCAATTTACTCATTCTTTTTATGTCCTTTGTTACATTCCGTGATTTATTCGTCGGGTTATGTTTTATTGTCTTTCTATTACTTCCACGGCTAATTATTGGAAGTGATATTCCGTATTGGCTCATTGGAATACTTGTAAACGGTATCCCTCTGGGAATAGTTTTATTGCACAAATGGGGAGTAAGGAAATATCAACAAACTTTGGATAACTTCGCTTACATACCATCAATGATGTGCATCGCCGTTCTAACTACACTTGGTTCCTTTAGCAAAGAAGAGCTTATTGAGTTTGGTTTTAAATTCTTGCTAACTGAGTCAAGTTGGTCTTACTTTGTGCTCAAATTGTCATTTTTCTTTTGGAGTCTTACTCTTCTGCCTGTTGTGCTAGATAAGTTTTTTAATAAAAATCAAAAATGAGCCTTGGTTTTTTTATTGCCCTTTTGAATTACGTAACACACCCCAATTCACATCAGGGCGTAACTCTTCGCAAGTTACCTTGCCTTCTGTGATGCGTTCGATGTCTGGACAGCGATTAGTTGGCACTTGGCGTTGACCGCCAAACCAAAATGAAACAATCGAAGGCTTAATGCCAATTTGTTTAGCTAAAGTAGCGATAGATCCTCGTCCTTCTACTTTGATATATTCTTGTAGCGTCATAATATCTTTTTCTGGTTAATGAATATCTAAATGCTATCTTAATTTAAGTATCTTTTCAATATCTTTTACCAAATTAAAATCGTATCATTATGATATTAAAATAAGGGTTTAATAGACTAATTGAGGAAAACGCTATGAATACCGTAAAAGAAAACAGATACAACAATCTCTTAAGATTGGTGGAAGAAGCTGGAAGTATGGTAAGACTTGAAGAGAGAACAGGCGTTACTGCAAATTATCTACGCCAAATTAAAAACAAAAATGTTATTCAAAACGGCAAGCCGAAAGGCATTGGCGATAAAATTGCTGCAAAATTAGAAGATGGAATGGGTAAGCCAAGAGGCTGGTTAGATCAACAGCATCAAGCCATTGAAGAGAAACAGCCTGTCCACCTGCTGGATAACGTCAAATTTTTAATGCGTAAAAAAGGCATCTCACTCCCACTTTTGGCGGAGCGAACCGAGATTGAAAAAAGCTGCTTGTTAGAGCTGCTAAATTCTGATAACGTGGAAAATGAAAAGCTCTTTTTAAGCACTCTTGAGCAATTATTCCTCGTGTCTGCAGACAGCTTGCTTTATGACGACCTCAGCCAAAATCCGAAAGGCGTGAACTTCCTGAAAATGCGTTCCATACCCGTGAACCATGTGCCTATTCGCGGCTACGCCCAATTAGGTACTGAAGGGCATTGGATCGATTTAGAATACCCCGTAGGCGAAGGCGATGGCTACATCTGGTGGCCAAGCCGTGATGAAGATGTATATGCCCTAAAATGTCAGGGCGATTCAATGACCCCACGTATCAAGCACGGTGAATACGTGATTATTGAACCTAATCACGAAATTAAAAATGGGGATGAAGTGCTTGTTGTTACCGATGAAGATCAGGTAATGGTTAAAATCTACGCCTACGAACAAGGTGGCAGACTCACGCTCTATTCCGTGAATGAAAACCACGAGCCAATCAACCTTTACCAAGAAAATATCCGCAAAATGCAATATATAGCAGGCATTGCCAAAGAGAGCTTGGTGTTGGATTTGTGATAATAAGGAAAAAATATGATAACGAAAGAACAAAAAGACCTAGCTGAAAAGGCAATTATTGAAAAACAACGAGAGATTTCATTCGGGTTAAGAGAATGGTCTATCCAGACTATTTTAGATAAATTTGGGAATGGCGGTGATCCTGATTGTGATAGCGAATTATTTATCCCAGATTACCAACGCGATTACAAATGGGATGAGCGTATAGCCTCTAGATTTATTGAAAGTATCTTACTCACTTTACCTATCCCTTATATTTATATAGCAGATAGTTTTAATGAAAATCCTGACTTAGATGGCCGAGTAGAAATTATTGACGGCTCTCAACGAATTAGAGCTATTTATTACTTTGTTCAGGATGAATTTCCATTATCAGAATTAAAAGAATTAACCGAATTGGAGGGTTTTAAATTTTCTGATTTACCCGCAGGAAGACAGCGAAGATTCTTACGGGAATCTTTACGCATTATGGAATTAAGGTCAGATGATAGCGAATACAAACGCGATTTATTTGAACGCATCAATTCAGGTATTAAACCATTAATTCCAATGGAACAACGACGAGGCTCTGAAAGTGCTACATCAGCTTTTTATACAAAAGTGATTGACCCTTGCTCAAAGAATGAGTTGTTTAGAACATTGTCACCTCTTTCAAGAAGTAGAAGAAGCAACGAAGATTACGCAGAATTAGTGTTACGCTTCTTTGGTTACGGAGATAAACTTAAAGACTATAAAAATAGTGTGAGAACATTCCTTGATGAATACTTTAATGAGATGGCAAGTATTCCAGAGGAAAAATTAAATATTCAAGAGTATTTGGATAGATTTCAACAAGTTATGAAGTTCGTTGATGAATATTTTCCTTTTGGCTTTAAAAAATCAGAAAATGCAAGCTCTACCTCAAGAACATTTTTTGAGTCTATTGCTTTAGGTACATATTTTGCAATTAAAGAAAATAATGGTGTTGACGGATTGGATACTGACAACATCTCAAGCTGGTTTAATTCTGAAGATTACCGTAATGTCGTTACAAGTGATGCAGCGAATAATAAATCCAAGTTAATGGCGAGAATTAATTTTGTGAAAAATAAATTATTGGGTCAAGCTTAATGGCATTAGAGGCACTAAAAGAAGATTTGAGGAAAAGGGATGAGGATATAGACAAGTTATATACCCATCTTCTCTCGTTAAACGATGAGCAGCTTTGTAATATTGTAAAGGCAAACATACTTGTTATGTTATACAACAAGGTAGAATTTTTCTTTAGGGAATTTATTTTTAGTATTTATGATGATATCCATGATCAAGAAGTCTCATTTTTTGAGCTAAAACCATATATTCAGAATATAATTTCAAGTTATTTATTCCCTAAAAATATCAATACTGCTCAAAAACATCAAACTTTAAGAAATCTGTTCGAAGACAAATTTAAATATTACAAACCTGAAAAAACAGATATTGCTAATGGAAATGTGGATGGCGAGATGTTTAAAGATATATTTAAAGAATATCAAATATCAAACATCCAATTTTATTTCCAAGGAAAGATTAAATTGTATACTTTGAAAACTATCAGAAACCAACTTGCACATGGTGAGAAAGATTTTAGTGAGATTGGACTAACATACTCCTGTGAAGATTTAAGGCTATGCAAAGAGGATATAAAAAGGGTATTTCTAGATATTCAAGATAAACTAGAAATATCCCTGAATAATAGATTTTATCTTAATGTTTGATTTTTAAATGATGCTGTAAACTTAACCCAATAACCTCTCCTAATCGGACAGGAACTGCATTACCAATCATTCTGCCCACGTCTTTAGTTTGCATTTTACTATCTACTGGGTAGAATTGATAATCATCAGGGAACGATTGGAAAATTGCGGCCTCTCTTAGTGAAATAGCTCTATCCTGCTCAGGGTGTCCAAAACGACCGTTACCATATCCGTAACATTGTGTTGTCATTGTTGGACTTGGTTCATCCCATTTCATTCGCCCATAAATACTTACATAGGTAGAGCCAGAGGACTTTTTATGGCACGCCAACTGTAGCTCTTCTGGCCAATCTTTCCAAGAACCACCTTGCTTGGAAGCACGGATACGTTTTAAATTAAGTGTATTTAATGAAACTGCACGATGCAGAGGATCATCAAGGTGTTGTTCCCCTGCGTTAATAGCAGGAAGATGTCCGATAACTTCTTTAATGTTTATCCATTTCTCTTTGTGAGTAGGGTCAATTAAGTGGATAGGCCCTAACCGCGAAGCAAGTAATACATGACGACGGCGGCGTTGTGGCACGCCGTAATCCGCACAAACCACCGTATCCGCCCAAGTATGATACCCGAGGTTTTCCAATTTTTTCACAAAATCATGATAGACCTGGTGCTTAACCACTTCAGGCACATTTTCCATTGTGACCAATTCAGGCAGATTTCCCTCAATTAAACGAGCAAAAGCATATAACAGTGGCCATTTCTTATCGGTTGTTGTGTCTTTTCCTTGGTTATACTTTGAAAAAGGCTGACAAGGGGCACAACCGGCTAATAATCGAATTGCTTTTTTTGAGAAACGGCGAGCGATTTCTTCATTATCTACTAAAGAAACATCTTTATTGACAAACTCAGCGTGATTATTAAATTCAAATGCATAGCGACACTGCTCTTCAATATCGTACCCTGCTTTTACTTTAATGCCAGCTTGTTGTAAGCCTGCGGTTAAACCACCTGCTCCGCAAAATAAATCAATTGCTTCAATCATAATTACTCTCCTATTGTGGGTATTATACAAAGATTTTTTATAATAATCGATACTTTTTAGATGATTATCGGCATTTAAATTCTATTGCCTTTGAATCTAATCTCACCCAATTTATTACCAAATCTCTAACTTTCTACAACTTTCGGCAAACAAGCCGCTCAAAAAACCACCACTTAAATCGCCTTGCTTAAAATCTATTTCCTTAAAAATCAAATAGATGTTATTTAAATATCAAAATAACGTGAAATCATATCAAAAAGATATTGCATACAAGATAGCATTTAGATATTATACCCCCATCAAAACGAGATACACAAAAACAAGGAGCCTTAAATGACAACTCTTCAAAACTTTAAAAAACAGCTTAACTCAGTCGCGCCGATTGAGTGCGATTTAAAAGTTGGTGACCGAGTTATTTATAAAAACGACTTTGGGGTCAAATTCGGGCCGTTTGAAGTCATTGGATTTGAAAAGAAAGAAGATATTTCAGGCGGAAGATTTGTTTACTTAAATAAAGATAGTTACTGGTTCCCAGTAAAAGCGGAACAACTAACAAAACAATAAGAATCTTTACTAAGCCCTTGTGGTGAGGGCTTGAATAAAGGTTTTACAACCAAGCCGAAAGGCAATGCTCTTTAACAATTTATCTTACAGAATCACAGTGCATAACGGTGCTAGGCGGTCGTTAGATTGAAAGCCCTAACCTACTTAGCAACACTGTGTTTTGAATATCTGTCCAAGTGGAAGCCAGTGAAAAACGGTGCAGTTGCCGAAAGTGGAAACAGACAGGTAAACCGAACCACACCTTTTGGTCTGTTTTCAAGTTGGTTAAAAATGGGAAAGCGACAGACAGCAAACGTTAGCTAAAGGCGTGACATATCGGAGAGACGGTAAACTGCCGCGGTAGCTTAATAGGTAAAAGCGACCGGCTCATAACCGGAGGATAGTTGAGTTCGAATCTCTCCCGCGGCACCACTTTAAAGCACATTTGAAGTACAGAGACACAACGGCACGTGAAACCGTTGCGAATGATAGATGAAGTGTGTTTTGAAATGGCAGACATAAAACAAACGAGGTTAAAAATGGAAGAAAAAAAAGAAAACAGCCTATCTGATAACGATAAAGAACTAATCAAACAGGCTGTATTGGAAAGTGCAGCAAAAAATACTAATTTTCCCCCAGATAAACTAGCCAAATCAATTTGTGATGCTATTTATCTGATTGATTCTTATAAGCATTGAGAATATGAGGAAGTGATACGCTATCATCTAATGCTTCAAAGCGTTTTGATAACATCTCAACAAAATCAGCAATGCTCTCAGCTGAATCTCGATTTAAGTAGGTAAATGGCAATGCTGTTGATGAGCTAGATGTTTTAGCAATATCTCTCGCCAAAAGCAATGCTAATGTATCGGCTTTTGCTTTATTCATAATTTCTCCTTATTTGTGTTGTGGTTGGGGAAATTATATTCCTTATGTGTTGTGGTGACAATAAGGAGCTTGAGCCTTACAAGCATAAAGAAAGGCACTATACGGGCTTAATTATGGATGATTAAGCTGGTTGCACCGATTTAGTCACGGTGGACACTGCTCAAGATGAGCTTATTCGCTAGGGATGACTACCCAAACTTTTGGTTACTGTCTTAGCCGAGCATGAGGGCTTAAAACTTATGCGGTTCCTTAGGTTTGCCCTCCGTAAAACGAGGGCTTTTTTATCCCGAAAAATTACCTTACAATCAAAGTAATTTTTAATATATAAAGGGAATACTATGAAAACCGTTAAAGCAAGACTGACTGAGTTAAAAAACTTAATTAATACAAAAATCAACAAAGGCTATGCGTGGATGGGAGAAATAAAATCACCCGAAATTATCAAAGAAATAGAGCGAGTTTACCCCCTAATAGAGAAAATAGAAAAATCGGGAAAAAACCTTGAAATTTCCTATGCAAAATATATTTCTCTTCAATTAATTAAAAAAATAATTCGCATCCTTAATAAAAAAAGAATGAATAATAAATGGGATGAATATGATGTAAATTCATTTATTTTATCTCTAATCAAACTAAGAATGACAATCAAGGAATTATATTTAATTGAAGTTAAAGGTGAATTAAGAACAGAAGAAGAACTCAATGCTATTGCTGCTGATATATCCAAAGCAAAATTGAATTTAGAAGAACATATCTCACTTGAAGAACAGTTAGTAGAGGATAAAAAGGAGTTCGAAAATTTAAAAAACTCGCTGATTACACTAAAAAAATCTTATAACGATGCACAAGAACAAATAACTGAAATTTCTCAGTGGCACGAACAGTCAGACACATTAAGTAACAATATTTCGACCTATGCAATCACCGCACAAAATAATCTTACTAAAATCACGACATTAGCAACCACGGCGGAAACCAATAAACCCAAAATAGAAAGATATCATGAAGATATTGAAGGTATGATTAAATTATTCAATAAACAAAAAGAGGAGATTCAAATGATTATTGAAGACGCCAACCGAGCAAGCATGGCAGGTTCGTTTAAAACTCAATCTGAAAATATCGATAGTAAAATGAAAGCTGTAGATAAAATTTTGCTTGGCTCACTTGTTGCAACATCTGCTATTTCATTTATCAATTATTCAACAAGCCTGAGTGCAACAGACAGTCTTAATATTTTACAATTTCTTGCTAAGTCTATTGTGACAATCCCGTTACTTGTCATCGCCTGGTTAAAAGCCAAAGAACGGGCTTATCTCTTTAGATTAAGGGAGGATTATAACTACAAATATTCCTCAGCAATGGCATTTGAAGGTTATAAGAAACAAGTACAAGAACAAGACCCTAAATTACATCAGCAACTTCTGCAAATTGCAGTGGATAATTTGGGGATAAATCCAACCAAAGTCTTTGACAAAGATTTAAAAAGCACACCACTTGAAACGATTATCGATGGCGTAGGAAAACACCTAGATAAAGCTGTTGATGGTATTAAAGGAGAGGTGAATAACATTCCAAAGAAAACAAAAGAATTAATTGATGATGAATAACTCGCTCCCTCAAATTCTCAGCGTTTTTTATTGACACCGCCCCCACATCAGATTAAGATAACCCCACTTTCAACAGAAAGTCGGGATCGCAGTCCTGAATGACAAAGAGCGGTGAAAAAGACAGTCGCTCAAAAGCGACTTTTTTTATAGCCGCAAAACAGCAAATCTACCTTTTTGATAAATTTATCAAAAAGTCCAATGATGAACTGTTTAGGAGGATCGAAAGATCCGCCGTTTCTCTTTGTCACGGTACTGCGAATCCTATTCAGTTCATCACCAACTATTCGCAGTGGTTCGTGATGAGTTTTAAAACTTTGACAAAGAGACCACAAAATGACAAATTCAAACTTAATCCCTGTTTTTAACGGCTTAATCCAAAATCAACCTGTTCAACTTTGTAACGCTCGTGAACTTCACTCATTCGTAGAAAGCAAACAAGAATACGCAACTTGGATTAAAAACCGCATCAACGAATATGGTTTCATCCAAGATGAAGACTACCTCGTCATCACCGAACGCACCAACGGACGCCCACGCAAGGAATATCACATCACCCTCGACATGGGCAAAGAACTCGGCATGGTCGAAAGAAACGAACGAGGCAGACAAATTCGCCAATACTTCATCCGTTGCGAAAGAACATTAAAAGCCTTGCAACAACCGCAACAGCTTGAATTATCGGAAACCAAAGGCAAAAAACAACGCGGATTATTACCGCCGAAAAATCCCTTTGGCTATATGACTTACGAACGAGAATTCACCGCACGCGAACTTGAATGGCTTGTGCTCTCGTGGTATCAAGCCTATGAATATCGCGAGCTACTCAAACAGCTTTTCCCCATGCTGGAAGCGGCGCAATCCGCCTTACTCACACCAATCAAAAATCGTATCGCGTCATCCGATATGGATTTCAAATTATCTGCCGATGTGCTTTTTAGAATCACACGCGGCACAGATGTGATGCGCCTTGCGCCCCTCATCACGTTAGAAAACTACGTGCAATAAAACTCACGAAAATCTACCGCACTTTTGAAAAATCGTGCGGCGGATTCTCACACCCTAAATTCACTAAATCGACTAAAAAGGAAACAAAAATGCAAAAATTTACTGACGCATTCGTCGAAACTATTCCATTTCTTTGTAAAACAGCCATCGCCTTTGCCCTCGCTTTTTTAATTGGCGGTATCGCCTACTGTTTTGCCGATGAACCCACCGACTGGCACGACAACACACTAAGCCAACAAATCCAACAAGAGGCACGTGCAAAAGCCAAAGCGCAATGGCGTGAAGAAAACGGCATCTATCAAGCGAATCTTACCCCACAAGTTAATGCTGATATGTATCGTTATGTCGAGCAAAAACAAGAAGAAATTAACCGCACTTTAGGAGTAAAACAATGAAACGCACAACGCTATCTCCTTGGCAATGCGATAACCCCTATGATTACTACGCACAATTTGAAAGCGAAAGCATAGAGCAAGATGAACCAGAAGAAGATTGGCGTGAACCTGAAGATGCTGATTGTGAATATTGGCAATCCAATTGTTATGGGAGAGGTTAAAAATGGAAGAAACACCACGTGAACGCCTAGAAAGCAAGGCGGATTTGTTAAATGCAATTAAAAACTGGCTTTGGCAAGAGCGAATTGCACCGGAAGAATTGCAAGAATTAATCCAGCAAGTAAAAGAAAATCCAATACCATTTTGAGGTGATTTATGAAAATTTATATCGACATTGAAACTATTCCAACACAAAACGATGAATTGAAATCATATGTGTGTGAGAACTTAAAAGCTCCGGGTAACTACAAAAACGAAGAATCCATTGCAAAATGGCTGGAAGAAAACAAGGGCGATGCGGTGAATAAAACCTCTCTTGATGGCGCTTTCGGTGAAATTGTGGCGATTGGTGTTGCGATCAATGATGAAGACCCTGTGGTGTTTTATTGTGATGATTGGCAAGCTCCGAATCGTGAGGTAGATATTTTAACTCGCTTTAATGATTATTTGCGTGAGCACGCCAGTAAATCCAAGGAGGTGCCTCAATTTATTGGGCATAACATCACGAAATTTGACGATCGATTTATTTTTCAACGCTCCGTCATTAATGGTGTAAAACCTTATTATACGGCAACACGCCAAAATACTTACGACACGATGACGGAATGGGCTGGCTACGGCAATACGGTATCACTCGATAAACTTTGTAAGGTGCTTGGCGTTGAGCAAAAAGGCGATATTGATGGCTCGAAAGTGTGGCAATGCGTCCAAGACGGCAAGATTGCCGAGGTGGCGGAATATTGTGCTAAAGACGTTGAGCGCACTCGCCAAATTTACAAGCGCATGAATTTTATGGGGTGATGGAATGAGTATTTATGCAAAGTTGTCGCAAGCGCGTGTGAAGTTGCAAAAAGAAAACCTGAAGAAGACGGGCAATAATAGAAGTTTTAAATACTTTGAGCTAAAGGATTTTCTTCCGAGGGTTAATGAAATCTTTGATGAATTAAAGATGTGCGCTGTTGTTCGATATTCTTCCGAGCTGGCTACATTGACAGTCTATGACTGCGAAAAGGATGAGAGCATTGAGTTTACCTCGCCAATGGTTCAGAAAGCCTTGCCATCAGGTACGGAAATCCAAAATCTTGGTGCTATTCAAACTTATCAACGACGTTATCTATATTTGACGGCGCTTGAAATTGTTGAAGATGATTTGGTTGATAGCATGCCACCAGAAAAGGCAGAGCAAAAAAAGCAAGAATCTCAAAAACACTACAACAAATCAACGCCGCCGAGTACGAGCTCTATTCCGGCAAAACCCTCTCAAGCTGACCAAAAAACAGTGATTGAAAAGCTGAAAGATGGCTTGCAGGAATGCAAAGACAAGCAAGAGCTTGAACAACGATATGCGAAACAGCTTCCGTGGCTTGAGCAAAATCACTCGGAACTGATTGATGAATATAATTCGTTTTATGACGAATGTTTATTTAATTTAAATATGTAGGTGAAATATGGCAGGAATAAACAAAGTAATTATTGTCGGCAACTTGGGCAACGACCCTGAAATCCGCACTATGCCAAATGGCGAACAAGTAGCGAATATTAGCGTAGCAACCAGCGAAAGTTGGACAGATAAAAACTCAGGCGAGAAAAAAACTCAAACCGAATGGCACCGCATTGTGTTCTATCGTCGTCAAGCTGAAATCTGCGGACAATATTTACAGAAAGGCTCTCAAGTGTATATAGAAGGTCGCTTAAAAACACGCAAATGGCAAGATAATAACGGCCAAGATAGATATACAACAGAAATACAAGGCGATGTTTTGCAAATGCTAGGAGGTCGCCAAGATGAGCCAAAGTCGCAAAGTAAATCACAATCAAAACCAAATAAACCTGACCCATTAAGCGCAGCAGCAGAACAAGATGGGTTTAATGATATTCCGTTTTAGCGGTTAAAATTAATTAAAAGTGAGGTTAAAAATGAGAAAAATTATTCAAATTGCTGTGTCTGAATCTATGGGTTATGACAATGACTGCGGGGGTTTAGAGCAATCAGAAACAATTGTTGCACTGTGTAATGACGGGACATTATGGCGTAGATGGTTAAACACTGTTGGTACTAATAGAAACGAACCTAAATGGGTAAAGATCGAAAATGTTCCGCAGGATTAGAAACTATGACACAACCAAATGAAATTAACATCAAAATACCCTTACATAAATTCCAAACATTAATGCTCTACTATGTCCGTGAAACACTCAACAAAAGTGGGAAATCGGTTTTAATCTGCGTCAAAGATGTCAAAGAATATTGGCTGGTGTTAAATAGTTACACGAGAGAATGCATTGAGCACAATGTTAAATCTTATGTAAATGATAATGGCTATTTGCTCAAAAGTGATTATTTTAAAGATGACTTAACCGCTTGGAGTGAGTTAGCCGACTGGATAAATGAAAACCGCAGTAGCACATCAACAACGGCCACAACAGCAAAACCGCTTGTGCCTGTGTTACCTGTGGTAAATCTTGGTAATCAAAAATAGAAATTAGTATTTAACAAACCCAATAGGCGTTCCAAGTGAGCGCCTATTGTTTTAATGGAGAAAGGAAATGAAAGAATTTAACTTAGATGCAGCTTTAAATGGCGAGCCTGTAAAGCTCGCTTGTGGAAGAAAGGCATATATACTCTACGATTTAAGTAGATACCCTGAATTATTAAAACACGCAAACAGACGACCTTTAAACGGACTTGTTATGTCTGATTGTGAAGAGAATGACTGCTACCCAGCTAGCTGGCTTTCAGATGGCAAGAATTCGTTTGATCAAGATAACGTAATCGGAATGTGGGAAGATCCAAAGATTAGTGCTAAAGATTTACCTAGACCGTTTTATCCAGAAGAATCTAGCGATTATTTTTACATCTTAGACGGCAAAGTGATTTATAACTCAAATTATTGTAATAACAACATTATTTCACGACAAAGAGCAATCAATGGGCAATGTTTTCGCACAAAAGAAGATGCTCAAAAATGGCTTGATTTTATGAAGAATATGATGGAGTGAGTATGAAAGCATTTATAGAATGGCTATTCTATCTATTGACTGGCGCTTTCATCATTGCGATGGCTGGAGCAGGAATAGGATTATTTCTTGGCGTTGCGTGGAAAATTATTCGATTGGTGGTGTGATATGAGCGAATGGATTAAATGTTCGGAGCGGTTGTCAGGGATAAGAATGAGATTGGGGAAGATATGAAAGTGCTAGATGAACATATCCTTGAGTATATTTGGGACGAAACATTAGACCGCATCTTACTAAGTAAGGATTAAAAAATGAAAAAATATTTTGCTTATGACGCGTTAGAGCGCGAATTTACAACACACGACACACTACAAGAAGCTAAATCACAAGCGCAAGACTGTGTTGATGAAATTTTTGATATTGGTGCTGATAATGGTTTCGAGGATGAAATCGAAGACGGCATAAAAGAAACGTATTTTGGGGTTGTATTAGGTGGGTTTGATTTACTGACCAGACCGCTCACCGAAGAGGAAAAAGAGCTCTATGCAGATAAGTTCACTCACATGGTTGAAAATCCAGTGCTTGTTGAGTATCCACAAAATGAGTGGATTAAGTGTTCGGAGAGATTGCCTAAACCAAATACAAGAGTATTGATTTGTAACCGAGACAAAGAAATTAGGTGCGCTTTATATCAAGAATTAATTGGGTTTGGTTACATCCCTCTTTATGGCGAAGTTACACATTGGCAACCACTTCCACGACCGCCAGAAGATTTATAATTAACGAGATTATTAAAGCATTGTGCTATCATATTCAAAAATTTTAAGGCGGTGAATATGAAAGATATAGAGATTAAAACAAATCACCCTCCATTATCTGCTTTACATGAAAGTAAATGGATTAGATGCGAGGATATGTTGCCGAGAGACAATAATGATGTATTGGTTGTAGTTATGGATAATGGCAACCAGGAAATCAGGATTGGTTTCTTAACCAATATTTGTTGGTATACATATACAGACGATGATAAGCTTGCGAAGGTAACTCATTGGATGCACTTGCCTGACTTACCAAAAGATTAAATGATAAATAACAAATAACCGCCTACGGGCGGTTTTTTATTGGAGTAAATATGGGAAGAGAATTTTTTGATGAATACTGCAGTCCAGAATTATTAGCGTTAATAACTGGATATGTTTGTCCTAAATATCAGATGAAAAGCTTAAATGAATTCGGAATTCCTTTCCTGCATCCAAAAGGAAATAGAAAATTCCCGCTTGTGTTACGATCTGATGGTGACAAAATTTTGAAAGGTGAGAAAGTGCAGCCGATTACACAAACAAAGGAAAGACGGCGGTCTGCAGTATTAAGTTAGTAAGGGGGATATTATGGCACGTCCAAGAAAACGAATTAATCAAGGATTGCCACAAGGTTTAGTGTGTCGGAATCGAAAAAGAGCGGATGGCTCAATCGTGGTTTATTATTACTACACGATGGCAGATAAAAAAGAAGTTGCTTTAGGTAAAGATAAGCACATTGCTATTCTGGAAGCAGCAAAGCTGAATATGCAGTATCTGACTAAAAAAGATAATATCCTTTTTATTGAAGTGCTTGAGCGATATGAAAAAGAAGTTGTGCCGCTTAAAAAAGCGAAGAACACTCGAAACTCAAACATTCAGGCAATAAAGAAATTACGCCAATACTTCCAAGATCCACCATTTACCCTTGATGAAATACAGCCTATACACATCCGTGAATATTTAGATTGGAGAAAAGACGTTAAACCAACCGCAAATATCGAAGTTGGGTTATTTGGCCACATTTGGAGCATGGCGAGAGAATGGGGTTACACTGAAAAGATCAGCCCATCAACAGGGGTTAAAAAATTCAAAGTGAATTACCGTGATGTGTACATTGAAGATTATATCTTGGATAAAATCTACGACTGCGCCACAGGTGATATGAAGGACATTATGGATGTGATGTATTTAACCGGACAACGCCCAATAGACGTGGTAAAAATCCATAGTTCACACATCTACAACGATTTACTGCATATTACACAGCAAAAAACAGGTAAACGTGTTTCGATTAAAGTTATAGGTAAACTAAAAGAGATTATCGATAAGCGGATCACTGAAGAAAATCAGTTCCTATTTACGAATAAATGGGGGCGAAAGCTCGAGCGTAGATCACTTACAGATTATTTCAAGGATACACGTAATGCGGCATCAAGAAAATATAAAGAGCTAGCCGAAGAGATCAACCAAGTGCAATTGAGAGATCTTCGCGCGAAAGCAGCAACAGACCTTTCATTAATGATTGATGATGAACGAGCAAGAAAACAACTTGGCCATACTTCTGCACGTACCACTCAACATTACATCAGAAAAGAAAAACCACTCAATCCAACCAAATAA